GTGGTGGAGTTAGTTCTTCGCCCCCATATGCAGTAACTGATTCAATATTTGGGTAGATTGAAGGTAAAAGTGCCTCATAATCTCCTGCAGTAACTGCTCTATTCTGTGCTGCATACAATCTTGGGGCATAATATCTTACTGATTCTGTACTTTGAATGATATCTCCATTCTGAGAAGAAGTATTAGTAACAATAACACCAACAGTTGCACTAATTATTGCATCTGTATTGTCTTTAATTGATCCAGAGAATGTAAAATTAGATGCTCCATTACCTGCTGGACCATTAGTAACAATATAAGAAGCATCAATTCTATTGGTATTGCTTAATTTTTTACCAAAAATACCATCGCCAAAGAAAAGTTCATACTTTTCATCAGAAACTTCTTGAATTAAGAAGATTTGTGATGTAGAATTGATACCTACAATATTATCTACTACATTATATTGCTCAATAGTTCCTCCATCATTTACATTTACCCTAATTGTAGATGTATCTACATAAGGATTTGGAATGATATACTTTTGATTTGGTTGTGATGTATCTACTGTAAAGGTTTTTGTAAGATATGTTCCTTCATAAATGTCTATATCTGAAAAAATTGCTTCTTGATTAGAAACTCCAACAGTGATGTCTTCTGGGATAGAAAAGATATAACTGGTATTATCTAAGTTGCCTGTACATACCACTCCTGCCTTCAAGGTGGCAGTTTTAACTTGTGAGTTGATATTGGTAACTATGAATGAAATGTTTGCCTTTGCTGCCCTTCTAGACAGGGGTACAAACCCTATGTTCCTTGCCAGTGATACTACATTCTCTCTAATGGTAGCACTATCAAGGAATGCCTCATTTGCCACCATATTGGTGTTGTAGGCAGTCAGATAACTATTGTATGCAAGTACATCAATCAGAATAGAAAAGTTAGAACCCTCGAAATCAAAATCCGTAAAGGTTGAATTTGCCCTTAGGTAATCTTTAATGGATGCTCTAATCTGATCAAAATCTAGATTAGTAAAATCTGTAAATGCCATTAGTATCTAGTGGGTTGTAATATGAAATTGATTGCCTGCGTTGGAACAGCAAGTCCAACAATATCATATGATATAGTTACATCTAGTTCATTATATTCAGGATATACTGCAACATCAACTGATCTAACAGTAACTCTTGGTTCAAAGTTAGAAATAACTGTTTTAATTTCTTCTTGTAAAGGATCTACAATACCACTATCTGCAAGTTCAAAGAAGTAGTTTTCTACATTAGAACCTAAAAGAGAGTTGAAGAATCTTTCTCCAACTCTTGTTCTTACCAAATTAACTACTGATCGCTTAATTGCATCTTCATTTGTAAGGGTGCCAATATCATTTGTCACAGGATGCCTTAGAAAAGACAAACTGATATCTTTAAATCCTCTTGATATATTCTCTAAGGGCACCTTTAACTATGTAATATGTTACTTTTATTTATTGTGGTTTTCCATAAACTGGTTCAGTTCCATATTCCCAATCATCATAATCTGCATCATTACGAATAATAGCATGAAGTTCTGCTTGTTCTTTTAAGTGATGCTTATTTTTTGGTATATCATCATGCATAATCTCTTGAATAGTTTTCTTTTCAAGTTTTACACCATAATCAGTTACCAAATTTGTGGTTCCCCACATTTGGTACATATAATTTTTGTCCCTATCAACAGGTAAGTTAGACATTTGCTCCCTAATTCGATTGAATTAGAACTTTTTAAGGGGTTGCTATCCCTTAATACTTTATATAGACATTAAAAAAGGACCCAGAAGGTCCCTTTAAATTAATTTCCTTGTCCTCTATAACGCTTTCTACGACCATTCCTTGAAGTGGCAGATAGACTAGTGTTTTGAGAACGCCCTTGACGTGTTTTCTTGGGTGTACTTTCAATAACTACTTTATTGGTCAGTGATGGACGCTTTGCCATAGTGTTTATTCCTCAGGATCACCTACACATTCTACCACAAGGTCCTGGGGATTGGGAAGCCCTGTATCATAGAATTGTTGGGAAAGGTCATCCATGGTCTCAAACATCTCCTCCTGAGAGAGGTTTTGGTAGATGACCCTACCATTACAAAGAATTCTAAATGACTCTTGTTTTTTCATGTCCTACACGAATTTGTGGATGGCACCAAATCTCAAAACCACATTTTCTAGTAGCCTCTAAACAGAATGAGACATCTTCACCACACATATCCTGAACATCACCAGATTCAAAGACTTGCATCTGAGGTGCAAACCAAGGATACTTCATCTCAGGGTGTTCAAAGACGCCCTTCTTAATTAGAACCCAACCAAAACCAGTATAGTCTACTGTAAATGGTTTCTTCCTATTAGAAATGGTATCTACCATCTCATGATTCATGACCCCACCATTCTTGGCAAAGTTCTCTTCATCCAACCAATGGGCAACAGATGTAGTCCTACCATCCTCTGTGGCATACCATCCTGCTGCAATATCCTTATCCATTTGAACCAGTGCCCAAAATGCATCACTATTGAATACAATATCACTATCAATCCATAGTTGATAATCATAGTTCAACCTACCTTGCCAGGGCACCTGATCTGGTCCTGCAAGAACATTGGCTCCAAGTACCTTACATCTTGCAAAGTTAACCATGGAACTGTAATCCTGACTAATCTGAATACTTGCTCCAGACTGTACCAAATCAAAACAAAGTTGTACAAATGATTTTAAGAATGTATATGATACCCCACGTCCAGGTAAACAAAATACAATACTCTTACCCCTAATCTTTTCCTTACATTCCTCAAGATTAAATAGGGGTTGTTGTTCTTGAGGTTCAGGTGTTTTTGCTTTTACAGTAAATCCTTTAGCCATAAAATTCTCAAATTTGATTATGTACGTACCAATTCAATGATACTACACTATTTATTCTATGTCAATTGAAAGAGATATTGGTAGAGACAAAACCGCTATAAAACCTCAACATCACTAATAGTAATACTCTTACATTCATAATAAGACTTAAGTTGTTCAGCATTCATAGGAGTATCTACAACAATCTGAATCCTTACTGTGGCACCATCAATAAGACTTGAAAGGATGACAGTGTGCCTATTCATTTTATCCTTCATAAGATACTCACCAATTTCCTTTGTATAAGTTGTCTGATCCTCAATACTCATTAGTATTTCTCCAAACAATAAACGCCATTCTTTTCTACAATAGCAGAACAAGTATCAACAAAATCTCCACAACACATATACATCATCTTACCAAACTTACGAATGTTTGCATGATGAATGTGACCACAGATAATACCATTATACTTCTTATCTTGCTGAACACAATATCCAACAATATCATTCTCATACTTATTAATATATCCTTTACCACGCATAGTATTCTTTAAGAAATGAACCAGAGAGAACCTGAAATAACGATTCAAAAAAATACTCAATGGCGTAATAAATTCATATCCCCAATTAAACATTAGTTGCTTCCAAGAACCAGAAGAAAACTCAGAGTGCTTATCTCCATGGGTACAGAGATACTTATTCCCAGTACTATCCTTATGAACATATTCATCGCACATCATAAAGTTCTTGTGCGCAAAGTTACAATACCTTCGTATCATACCTTCATGATTACCAAGAACATAGACAACCTCAGTACCCTTCTTACACAAATCTAAAAGGGCATGAACACATTCAGTATGTTCATGCTTCCATCGTGTTCCATACTTCTCCATACAATAGATGTCAATAATATCACCTACCATTACAAGTTTCTTAGTTTTAAGTCCTTTAAGAAACTTCAAGAACTTCTCGGTATTACACCTATCAGTTCCTAAATGAACATCAGAAATAAAAACAGTATCAAATGTCACCTTTTAAATCCTCCATAACCTCATCCATTGAATAAGTCTTTGCCTTACCAGTTCTTACATCATCTGCTATCTGTATTAGATATTCAAGAAACTCTTTTGAATATACAGTATCCTCCCCTAATGTCCACCAAAACCAACTGAGACATTCTTCTTCTGGATCTACATCTGGATCATCATCTAAAATATAATCCTCATAATTACTACCCATCAGATGTCCCCACATCTTAAAGGCATCCCCAATATTCTGCCATCCACGCATCCAACAGTGTCCTATCAAATACTCAAACCAGTTCATTTGTCCTCTCCAATACTAATCACAAACTCCTCTACCTCAAAATCAGTAGAAAATATATCCATCATCATGGAAATGTCTGAGAGTGCCTTCTGGCATTGTGCCATTGTACCCTCACAAAATATCCTATCTCTGGCAATTAACTTACAATTCATTTTTTACCCCTGGAAAATTTTTTCACATAATTGGTAACAACTATATTTACAGTTTCTCTAAGGCAACTCACAATATAACTCACCTCATCTAAGGGACTTATTGTGGTTCCATAACCCCTCTCATAGAGCAACCTTACAGGATTTTTTATGGGGGGAAAATTTTTTTTATTCATCTTTATATCGTTCTCGCTTTTTCAAAGGTTTGTAGGTTAGGGTAGTTGTGGTTTTTCGCATTACCCACCCCCACCACACACATATACCCCATAATACTGCCAATTCACTATAACACAGGACTGCACATTTGTCAATAGGTATATCTCACTGTGTAATTGTAAGAATACTCACAGGACTGCACATTCACTGCTAAGTATACCCTACTGTACATCACTGAATATACCTGTGGAAAAATAGTTTTCCACAATTTGTATAGTTTTCCACAGGCATATTCACTGGGTTTCACTATAATCCTAGTCCCTCACTGTGTTCTCACTGATTTATACTTAGTGCCTGTGGAAAACTATCTGTCAAGGGGCATTGTGCCAGTATTTGGAGTGCCTGGGGGGTGTTGACATTTGGGAGGATTTGTGATAGAATGTGGGCCAAGATCACTACAACCAGACACATTTACCAACATATTAAATATACCTTACTGATCACTACAACCAGAGGCATTTACTGAGTATCACACAATTAACACACTTTTTCCACAGGATATACACTTACTTGTGGAAAACTACTATACATTTATTCACACATTTAATTGATTTCAGTTATATCCCCATTTCACTACATTTCACCACTGATCTATATTCAATTTGTGTTCCATGTCATTCAGCAACTCAGACACATAACTAAACTCTAACCAGGGTGTTTCCTTGCTATAACTAGGATCAGTAGTTTGTGCAAAATGTAATACCTTACTCCGCAGCAGTTCTAATGCAACAAGAATCCTCTCTGCATCTTCTTTACACAGTTCAATTTGAAATACTTTGTTTTGTTCAGTTTCCATCATACTTGTTCATATTGAATAGCGTTAATACACCAACCAGATTTATCACTGATTAGGTTTACAAGTTCATCCTCTTCTGTTACATCTAAGACTTTGCCTATGTAACCTTTTTGGAGTTGATGTTGTAGCATTTCAGTATCAATGTACTCACCACAATCATCAGTCAGATCAAACTCAATTTCAGTGATTTTGTACTGCATAATTTTGTACTTTTTTGATTGCTGTTGTGATACTTGTAGTCAAGAAGATGCACCTATCATTATGACAGATAGCATACACAGGTTGTTTAGTCTCAATGTCAAAAGTGTACTTGATGGTCATTAGTTTAGTTCAGATCTTGCAGCATTTCATTGAGTTCAATCTTGTTCACTTTGGGGTCAGTAAATGATACTCCATCAGGTGTAGATTTATCATTGAAACTAACTGCTTCCAGACAATCTACAAAAGTTTGATAATCACCTGCCTCCTGTGCTAAGTGATACAGACCTTCATCATTCTGAATCCAGAGTGATACATTCCAGGTCTCATAATTTGCCCAACCATTATAGTTGGAATCTTCAATGTTGGTTTGGAAAGTGTTAGTCATTTTTGGTGTTGGTTGTTTTTCAACCTTTGATACATGTATCATAGCATGGATTCAGGCATTTCGGTAAATATACCGACCAGTTTCACAACTGGCACATCACATCACTTAGACCTCATACATCCATGCTATCATCATAATCATTCTCCATGATATAAGCATCACTGGGAACAGGAACTTGATCCACGTTGGTATCAATTACTGCATCCAAGATTTGCAACAGTTGGTTGCCATCTTGTGCCTTGGCAAGCATACCCAGGGCAGTGATCTTAGGGAAAGAAAGTGTAGTCATTTGTTGTTTGTTAAGTAATACAATGTTTAGAACATTGCAGAAAATCCACTACATTTTGTGTAGAAGGATTTAGTGCAATAATCTACCAGTTTCTGTTGAAGATATAACCTTCCTCAAATGTAAAGTCATAACGAAGTGTGCAATTCCAAGTTGCTTCCCAATCCACTACAATGCCATTGGGAATCTCAGTTCCCATGATGTCAGTGTAGAACTCCTCTGCAAAGATTTCAGGGGTATCATATTGCCCATAGAAGGCATCTTCAACATGAGGAAGATCATCAAGTGTCCACATTTCAAGGAATGCATCAACAATCTCTTGATTGAAGTTCTCAACCTGCTCTTGATATTCTTCCCAGAACTTTACATTCTCAGCACCATAGTTCTCCATGAAATCAATAAACAAATTATTATCATTGATCACATAAATGTCACTCCAATCAGTGATAATAATGTCGGAGTTAGTGTTAGTCATTTGGTCAGAAGTGGTTTTTTGATTGATCATACATGTATGATAGCATGGATTGAGGGGTTTTGGTAAATATAGCGACCAGTTTTACAACTGGCACATGCTATCATTTAGAGGTCACTGGTAAGCATATCCAATGCCCCTTGAAGTGCAGTCCTACTGTATCCCACTGCATAGTATGGTGATCTATCTGGATTCTGTATTCCTTCCTCACTGAAATCAACATTTTCACACACATTCAGGGCACCAGATAACATGTTGATCAGGTGGTCTTTTGTACTTTGGTTCATCATTCTTGTAAATAAAATCTTTTTAATCCTTTGGATCTTTCTGCCTTGTCTAACTCCCTCTTGATAAGATATTGTGGATTTCTTATCAATAACTCTTCCCTAGTAGGGATAGAAGTATGAGGTTTGTATGCCTGTTGCATATAAAGAAAATATGCAACATTGCCAGGAGTTTGTGTTACATTGTCATTCCAGGTTAGCAATCACTGATCTCCATAATCTGCCCAGAAGGCATCATTGTGAGAAGGACGAATGCAGTGCACAGCATGATCCTCAATGACTTTTGCATTGAATGGACTATCATCAACCCAGAACTCAATGTCATCCCAGAACCTGAGAATGTCCATCAGTTGATGACCCTTAGCAGTGGAACCAGTTGCATCATCATCAGCATTCTTCATGTAAAGTGCATCAAACTCAGGCAAATGTTCCTGTAACCAATACCCTGTACCCTCTGCAAATGTATCAGGACGAGCAGTAGCAATAACTAAATCATAACCATGCGATTTGCAGTGCTTAGCAACATCTACAACAGCATCTATGGGTTGAAATTGATCACAATCTTCAAACCCTGATTGATCACCATGATGGCACAATGTGGCATCTAGATCAAACACTACACATTTGGGGTTTGAGATATTGTAAATGAGTTTTGAGAATGTTTTGTTTTTTTCCATACCTGTATGGTAGCACGGTTTGAGGGGTTTTGGTAAATATAGCGACCAGTTTCACAACTGGCACATGATATAACTAACAGGCACCTGCCATAGGATTACCTAACTGTGGAAAATTGGTGTTATCTTCAATGACAACATAATCAAGAGATTGATACTCTTTCAGTTGAACTTTGTGCTCAACTTTGTTAATGAACTTCTTGGAGATTGTCTTAATTCCTTTCCATTCAAGCACTTTAAATGTCCAGGTTTCAGATATATCACCAAATGGTGTTTTCACAGGATAAAATGACACAATCCTAGTGCCATCTTTGGATTGAAATGTAGGAAATGTGGTCATAATTTATACAGAAACTTCAACAGTAACGTCTTTAAGATTTAATCCTTGCAGTTGCAAACATACACGATTGCATATAATTGTAGGTGCTTTCTTTGCACTGGATTTCTCATACCAAATGGTCCTACATCCATCATTGGTATCAACTGTAACTTTGTAGTTTTTCATCAATCTAAGCAAACAAAATCATAGTCAATAATATCTTCACCTTCCTCAAGGTTTAGGCAATCAGCAATAGCATCAGGAATGAACTTGCGAGGGTGACTATTCTCATCAATAGCAATTTCAATCTTAATAACCCAGTTTTTGGTATTCATAATTTCAGAGAATAGAGAAAGAACCACAGAACTTGCGAACCCATTGTAGAGTTTCCCAGTAAGATGTGCGTGGTTTGGACATAACCATGCTCATATCTTTGTGAGGGTTGTATGAAATAGCAACATACATGTTGCCACAATCATCATCACCAAGTTGTTGAATCCACATCTGATTAACTTTACCTTCCTTCCAGTCTGTGTGATAGTGGAAGATTTGATCCATTTGAGTGCTTTTTTGATTTATCATACATGTATGATAGCATGGATTCCAGCATTTCGGTAAATATAGCGACCAGTTCTACAACTGGCACATAGTATAAGCCTCAGACAAGATTTGAACTTGCGACCTATCGCTTACAAGGCGATTGCACTACCACTGTGCTACTGAGGCAAAAAAGGATTACTCCTTAATCATAGACATTATAATCCAAATTGCAAGACCAATAGCACCAATAATTAGCATGTACTTCCATGCTGCTACTATAAACAACAAGAACAATACAAATAGAATGCCACCAGGTTCCGCACCACCATTAGAATTAGATGCGGAACTTACTTCATGCAGGTTTATAATTTGTTCTGCACCATAAATCCTTTCAAGTTGAGTCTTTGCACCATTCCAGGTATTTGCTTTGACTTCTAATTCTTGATAACCAGATTCAGAACCTAACCAGCATTCTGCACGCCAAATGCCCATAATCAGTTTGTTATTGTAATCAGCAATATACTGTTTGAGAGTGTCAACATAATCATCAGGGTTTCTGACATAAACTTGTGTCTCTCCTGAATGACAAGAAATCAAGGTTACAATTTGAGTAACTTTCCTACCAGTCATTTCTTCATACATTTTAGCATAACCTGTCTCCTGCACAAAATAACCAAGAATCTGTGATTCATACTTTGGTTTAGAAGAACTCTTGAAGTCAATGATAGACAATTCACCATCAAATTCAGCAATACAATCTACACGACCTGCAATTCCAAGTTGTTGAGAATACAATGCACATTCTTGATAATGAACATTGTTAATCCTATCAAGCAAGTGTTGAAATTGATTGAAAAGTTTGAGAGCAACTTCATACTGTTCATTGCCTTCATATTCTACAAAGTCAATAGAATTGTCAACATATTGTTCTACAATACTATGAAACTTTGTGCCATTGGTTGATGCAAATTGACTGATTTTATTTGCTACATCTTCACCTACACGTTTCCTCCATTCATTGATACTCTGACGAGTTTGGTAAGATGTAACAGAAGTAATGGATGGCAATAGTTTACCATTCACCACATATTTACGTGAACCATTTACAGTTTCAGTAGGAATGTCTGCAAGTTTAGGCAGATTAAGATGATGAAAAGGTTGTGAAATGGTAAGCATGTTGTTGTTAATAATGTGTTCAAGTTGATGTGTTAAAAGTTAAAGAAACTCTGCCATGTAGTAGTCCACAGTTATTTCTAACTCTGCTGCTTTTGCTTCTAAATCCATAGCATATTCA